GCAATACCGCTTGGACCGATAGTGTGAAGACGGCTTACAAAAGTTGGAGAGAAGATCAGGTGCCAGGTGTGTAAAGTAATTTAATAATATTTAAAGGAGAATTTTAAAATGGCAGTAACATGGAAAGTCGTGGCGTGTGATCGTACACTGTCACTAGGAGGAGAAGCGGACGTTATTACTAATGTTCATTGGGAAGTAACTGACGAAGAGACTGTTGGTTCTGATACTCATTATGGTCGTCAGTATGGTTCTCAGGCTATTGATACTAGCGATTTATCTAGTTTCACAGCATATGCCTCTGTAACAGAAGCAAATGCAGTTGCCTGGGCAAAAGATGCCATGGGCGCAGATACAGTTACTTCTATGGAAGATAGTGTAGCATCTCAGATTACGTTGTCTAAGACACCTGTAACTGGTACTGGACTGCCTTGGGTATAATTGCAGCCATATTAGTTTTATAAATAAGTGAGAATAAAGATTTAGGGGAAACAACATGAGTAATATTGAATCAGCCATAGATGCTGCATCTTCAGATAATCCTTCAGAATTTAAAGATCATATACAAAATGCTCTTATGGATAAATTAAGCGGTGCTATTGATCTTAAAAAGATTGAGATAGGTGCTCAATATTTACAACCAGAAGATCCTACTATAGAACCTATGGATGAACCAGAAGAAACAGTGGAGTTGTCTAATGAAGACGATTAAAACCTTTTCAGAACTTGTTGAACATTTAAAACAACGCTCTATTGAAGAAGATATTGCGGCTGATTATGTTGCCCCAAAAGATGATGATGAAGAGGTAACAAAATATAAAGCTCGTTCAAAGGGGGAGCAAAAGTTTGCTAATAAACATACTGTTAAATTAACTCCTCATCCTGTTGCTGATCCTTCTGTACATAAAGGAAGTACAAAACCCGGTGGTGATCATAAAGGTCCAGAGGGTAAAGGTGAACCTGTTGTAAAGCAGGGAACTAGTGATGCTAAAAAAACTCCAGATGGTTCAAAGCAGCGTGATACAAGTAAAGCAGCTGGCAAGAAATTTGGTGATTTAGCTATTGTAAAGCAAGGTTCTAGTAAGGTTAAGGAATCGGTTGAGTTTGTAAGTGAACATGCCTTTCATGATATTGAGAAAATTGCAAAGACTAAAAGAAATGGAAAAGTGAAGTTTGCAAATGGACGTACTGAGTCAGTGGATCATGATACTGCAAAAGCTCTTGTGACAGCTCACGCTAAATTAAATGAAAGAAATAAGAAAACCTTTGAAACTTCTGCAAGTAAAAGTTTTGAGGGTATGATGAAAATGATGGATTTCGCTATGGGCGGAGGGAGGATGTAAATGGCTTTTTCAAACGTAAGACCTATATCTAACACGTATTCGCTTTCATGGCCCCCTATCAATGTCAGTAGCGCAACTTCTGTTTGGGTTGTTAATTCAGGATCAACTGATAGAACGATCTATGTATCAAATACTGCTGGACCTGAAAATGGTGGTGGTAGGTATGATGGGACTGGTGCTTATGGTATAACTTCTACACAATCAAAGAAAGCAGAAGTTTTTATTAATGGCGGAGATAGTATGGTGATTATGAAAAAGTCATCTGATACTATGTTTGCTAATGCAGATGTTAAAGCAGTTAAGATAGCAAGTTCGGGAGCATAAAAGTTATGACAAGCAAGAAAGAAATAGATGCTCTTCATCCGAGCGAAAAGGAATTTAATACTCTTAAATCGCCCATACATACTATTTTAGCAGAAGCTGAAAAAGCTCTTGGTATTAAAGAAAAGACCGCCACCGAATGGCTCGACCCGTCAGAGCGGCTGCCCGATGTCGATCGACTTATTCCGCTCGACGAATGACAAGGTCAGGAGAACAAAAATGAAACTGATTTGCGAAGTCAATGAAGATCTTGAAGTAATTACTGAAGCAGCTGAAGACGGCGGCAAGAATTTTTATATTGAAGGCGTTTTCATGCAAGGTGGCGTGAAAAATAAAAATGGTCGTATTTATCCAGTAGATGTATTAAAAAAAGAAGTTGATCGTTATAATAAACAATATATTGCAGAAAATCGTGCATATGGTGAGCTTGGTCATCCCACAGGACCTACGATTAATCTTGACCGTGTTTCACATCTTATTAAGGATCTTCATCAAGATGGCAATAATTTTATTGGTAGAGCAAAAATTATGGATACGCCCTCTGGTTGTATCGTTAAAAATTTAATGAAAGAAGGTTGCCGACTTGGAGTTTCTTCTCGTGGTATGGGGACTCTTCATAAAAAAGGCGATGCAATGGAAGTAGGGAAGGATTTTTATCTTGCCACTGCTGGTGATATTGTAGCTGATCCTTCTGCTCCAAATGCCTTTGTTGAAGGTGTTATGGAGGGTGTTGAATGGGTTTGGGATAACGGTGTTATTCGAGAATCTGAAATAGCAAATTATAAAAAAACAATAGACATAGCAGCTAAAGCTAAACAAACAGAATCCGAAATGATGAATGTTTGGAAAAAGTTTGTTCATAGCCTGTAAGCCTAGTCTTTTTTATAAATAACTGAACAAGAATAATTCTTTCTAATGGGAGATAAAAATGTCTGAAAGAGAAATTGAAAATAGTGTAGAAGAAGATGATGTTTATCTTGAGATCGAAGATGATGATCTCGATGAGAGCAAAAAGGCTTCTTTTGGTGATCCCTCCGAAGTTCCAGATCCCGTTGCTAAAAAGGCAAAGGCACCTGGGAAATCAAAGGATCAGGGCGATAAGTCGTCACCTCCTCAGGGTTCTTCTAAGAAACCTACAACCAAGATGGCACTTCTTAATGCCATGATGCAACATGCTGGATCAATGAAGAAACATGACCTTGCAGCCGCATATGATACGATGCTCGGTGAAGATGCTGAGAATGAGGAAGTTTCTGAAGAGGAAGAGAATATACAACCTTTTATCGAAAAAATTACTACTTCCGATATTGATGTTGCTGATGATATTAAAGCAATATTTTCTGATACAGATCTCTCTGATGAATTCAAAGAGAAAGCAACAGGGATTTTTGAAACGGCAGTTGTTGCCAAGGTAAATGAGAAACTCGATGAAGTAACACAAATATGTGAAACTGAGATCAGTGAGTCCACTGAAGTCTTTAATAAGGAACTCGTAGATAAGATTGATAGTTATCTTGAGTATGTTGTTGAGCAGTGGATGGAAGATAATACTCTTGCGGTTGAGCAAGGTATTCGTTCTGAAATTACTGAATCGTTTATCGGTGGTCTGAGAGAGCTGTTTGAAAGTCACTATATTGACGTTCCGGACGAGAAGGTTGATATTGTTGATGAACTTGCCAGTAAAGTTGAAGAGCTTGAAGGTAAGCTAAACGAGGAAATTGAAACTGGAATTAGTTTAAAGAAAGAACAGGAGACATATGAGCGTGCCTTTATCTTTGCTGAGGTTTCTGATGGTTTGTCGGAAACTCAAGTCGCGAAGATGGAGTCCCTTTCTGAAGCTATTGAATATACCGATTCTGATTCTTATAAAGAAAAACTTGAGACTGTAAAAGAGAGTTATTTCAGTGGTCCCAAGGAAGTTGTTAAATCTACAACTTCATCTTTAGATGATGATCCAATTGATAATGACAGTGAAGAAGACATTGCCATAACCGGTCAGATGTCAGCTTATGTCAGTAGCATTTCCAATCAAGTCAAGAAGTAGGCTTTTTATAAATAGTAATTCCTGAGAAAAAGAAAATACTCGAAAGGAGAAGGAGAGTAAGATGTCTAATGAAAATTTAATTCAAAAGTGGGGTCCTGTTCTTGATCATCCAGATTTAGCTGAGATCAAAGACCCTCATAAACGTCACGTTGTTGCTCAACTCCTCGAGAATCAAGAGATTTCTGCTCGCGAGCAGGGCATTGGTTCTGGTGGCTACGAAGCTCCAACACTCTTAGGCGAAGCGGCACCGACGAATGCTATGGGAGCTTCTAGTTCCGTGGCATCTGCTGGTAACGTGGATATTTTCGATCCAGTGCTTATTAGTCTGGTTCGTCGTTCGATGCCAAACCTCATTGCGTATGATGTATGTGGTGTGCAGCCAATGACTGGTCCTACTGGACTTATCTTTGCGTTGCGCTCTCGCTACGATTCGCAGACTGGAACCGAGGCACTCTTCAATGAGGCGAATACCACGCATTCAGCTTCTGCTGGTGGTAATACTGCTTCACGATTTGTGGTTGCGAATGCCAGTTCTGGTAAGGTTCAGGCAGGTAATGATCCGTCGGCGCGTGCTGCTGGTGGTACTGCTTACTCAGTATCGACTGGTCAGACCACGGCTCGTGCGGAAGCTCTTGGCGATGGCACTCAGAATGCTTTCAACGAGATGGCATTCAGCGTTGAGAAGGTTGCTGTAACGGCAGTTTCTCGTGCCCTGAAAGCCGAGTACACGATGGAATTGGCGCAAGATCTTAAAGCAGTTCATGGTCTTGATGCTGAAACCGAGCTCAGCAATATTCTTTCTGCTGAAATTCTCGCTGAAATCAATCGTGAAGTAATTCGTACGATTAACTATTCAGCAAGTGCTGGTGCCCAAACTAACACCACTGCTGCTGGTACTTTTGATCTCGACACCGACTCAAACGGTCGTTGGATGGTTGAGAAGTTCAAGGGTCTGCTTTTCCAGATCGAACGTGACGCCAACCAAATCGCGAAAGCGACTCGTCGGGGCAAAGGTAACGTAATGATTTGCGGTTCTGATGTTGCTTCTGCGATGCAAATGGCAGGGATGTTGGATTATACTCCAGCTCTTAGCAATAATCTGAATGTTGACGACACTGGTAATACTTTTGCTGGTATGCTTAACGGTCGTATTAAGGTCTTCGTTGACCCGTACTTCGCGACAGCTTCTGGTAGTCAGTATTACACCATTGGTTACAAGGGTTCAAGTGCCTTTGATGCTGGTCTATTCTATTGCCCATACGTGCCTCTACAGATGGTACGTGCGATTGGTGAGAATACTTTCCAGCCTAAGATCGGTTTCAAAACTCGGTATGGTATTGTTGCCAATCCGTTTGCTACATCCGATGCTGATGGTAATATTGGTTTCGGTGGAACCAATGACGAAAACATCTACTATCGTATGGCGATCGTAACTAACCTTATGTAAAATAAAAAAAGTCAGTAGTTTACAGTAGAAACTGGGGAGACTTTGGTCTCCCCATTTTTTTATTATTTTTTTTGAAATTAGGTGAAATTAGGCCTTGACAATTAGAAAATTTTAGGTTATAATAAGAATGTTGACAAGGGTTGGACTAATACTATAAATAGGAATAGAGATACCTTTATGAGAGATTCCTATTATGGCAATAACAGACAATCAACCAACTAATTTAAATCCTCTTTCACCATTAGGATTTAGATTTCAAATTAAAAGAATCCCGAACATTAATTATTTTTGTCAGTCGGTTGTTCTACCTACAATAACTATGAATCCAATTGAAATGCAATCTACTCCTTTTGGTATTATACCTCGCCCTGGCGATAGACTTACTTATGATCCTTTTACTTTACGATTTAGAGTAGATGAAGATTTAAAGAACTATATAGAAATAGAACAATGGCTTGTGGGAATGGGCCATCCGGATAATCTTCAGCAATCTGAAGATTTTGCAAAAGCAAATCCTTCGCCTTTTGCTGCAGCTCGCGGTGGTGCTTCAGCTGCTAATTTTGTATCTGATGCAACACTTACTGTACTCACTAGTCATAAGAATCCTTCCATAAATATATTCTTTCAAGATGCATTTCCAATAACTCTTACCGAACTTACATTTGACACAACATTAATGGATGTTGAATATCTTGAAGCAACAGTAACTTTTAGATATAGGAAATACAATATAGAATCTATATGATATGATTATTGATCGATCTGTTCTTGAATTATATGAAGATAATGTAGCATTTTACCGTAAGGGTCTTTTTGATCCCGATGACATATTAACATTAGAAGAATTTTCCAATCATTTAAACTGTCGTCCTGCAATAACAGACGAAAGGATAGAATGGAT